CGCAGACCGGGCGATGGTCCGCACGACATCGCAGAAGCCACCCGCCGCGCCATCGTCCGTGCAGCCGCTGAAATCGGGAAAACCGTTTCTGCATCGGGAAAGCCTCCCAATGAAAACACCCCCTGATTCCGAAAAATCTATGCTGACGCAATCACGCCGCAAGCCACGCCAGTGCTTATTTCGTGACTAGATTCGGTGTCCAACCGACAGCCCCACATGCCCAACATAATCAACCACTTAGCCGCAGAGTTTCTGCATCGCGTCTGCGGCGTTTCTGCAAAGGACTGAATGATGAATGACCGTGAACTGTTGGAGATGGCGGCTAAGGCTGCGGGGATTGATGTGCGTGGCCGCTACGAAGACGAGGACACGCTGCTTGTCAGGTTGGCTCCGGGACGACCAAAGAGCCGCTGGAACCCCCTAACCGACGATGGCGATGCGTTGCGGCTGGCGGTGAAGTTGCTACTGAGCATGGAACACGATGCCGCGTATCAACCACACCAAGAACACAACACCAAAGTACGTGTGTTGTGCGTTCATCAGCAGCTATTGGTCGGCATGGGCGAACCTGGGACATGGCAAAAAGAGTTCCATGATGCCGACCCATACGCCGCCACCCGCCGCGCCATAGTCCGCGCTGCCGCTGAGATTGGGCGCACCCCACCCACCCCAAAGGACTGACATGACCCCGACTACCAAACTGCGCTTTGTGGAGCGTGCTGAATACGTCAACACAGACGAACGCGGGAACCACCTGCCGCCCGATACGGTGCGCGAAGTAAAGCGGCGCGTCCTGCAACAATTTTGGGTCGAGTATGACCTAGAGGCAATGGTTACCGGCGAAGGCGTGTGGCGCGATGTACCACTGGAGCAAGAATAATGGACAAACAGCGAGAGGCGTTTGAAGCGTGGCGAGATGGAATGATGACCGACGCCAGCAGTTTCATCTTGTGGGCTTGTTGGCAAGCCGCTACAGCAGCAGAGCGGGAGCGTGCGGCGAAGGATGCGCGGCGCTATCAGTGGATTCGCAGCCGCTGCCGCAGCGATGCTTTTGATGCTGGCGTTGAATGGGAGTGGTACGAGCAAGACCCCGACACGCTTGACGCGGCCATTGATGCCGCCATGAAGGAATGACATGAAAACACGCCAAGCGTTTGAATCGTGGTGGCTTGGCCCGCGAGAAACTCCACAAGAGGAGCATTCGGCATGGGAGGCTTGGCAAGCTGCCACCCTGTCGGAAAGGGAGCGTGCGGCTAAGGTGTGCGAAAGTAAAATGCCTAATCCGGTTTGCAATTGGGCAGACGCGCAAATAGTCGAAGCGTTGCAACTGTCTGCCGCCGCCATCCGTGCAGGCTAGTAACAAATACAGCGCCCGAAAACGCGTAATTCTGGAACATATGTGCAGCTTGTGGCGCAATTGCACCATTATTGCGACATGTTGTTCCTATATTGGGTGTGATCGTTCCTATTCTTGCGGCAACAGTCTGCTAGGGTGGATGGTATCCACTTTCTCCAGGCTGCTGTCTGTGACTGCTACAGCCCCAAGTGCGCGTGACGGGCCATTCGCTTTATCTGTCGGCCTAGTTTCCACCTGAGTTACCGACAGCGTTACCAGTCCCTGTGCCAAGGCTGGTCGAACAACGCCGGGTGTGGTGCGTGAACGGTGTTTCTCGGGTGCGGCCCATGCAGGCCCGTTAGCTGGTCGATTCGCGCCCTGACGTGGACGATGCTTCGGTCAGGACGGCAGGGGTCGATACCTGCACGCCGGGGCTACTCGCGTATAGCCTGATCCGACACCAGAACTCTGGCACGTCTACATTTCGCCACGTCCTCGACCTTCGCAAGCGTGCGGCGAACCTTGCCGACAGCGTGGAGGATGCGGCGCGGCTGCTGCAGCACTCCAGCACAAAGACGACTAGCGACCACTACTATCAGAAACCTGTGAAATTGAGGGCTGTGCGATGAATGACCGCGAACTACTGGAGATGGCGGCTAAGGCTGCGGGGATTGCCGTGCCTAAACTGGTGAAAGGCGTGAAATATCCGAGACATTATCTTGACGAAACCGGCATTCACGAAGACATAAGTGGCGGCGGGGACGGAACACGCTGGCGCAGTTGGAGTCCGCTGCATAACGATGGTGACGCGCTGCGGTTGGCGGTGAAGTTAGGTTTTACTTTGAGCATTGGTCCTTACGGCTGCATGGTCAGGTACGACAGAGTTAACGGCGATCTGTGGGCTGAGGAACGCAGACCGGGCGATGGTCCGCACGACATCGCAGAAGCCACCCGCCGCGCCATCGTCCGTGCAGCCGCTGAAATCGGGAAAACCGTTTCTGCATCGGGAAAGCCTCCCAATGAAAACACCC